GCCATCAGCATCGTGGTACCCGACGCTGAAAAAGGATACTGGGTCCGCAACTCCGCTACGGGATCCCCCCTCACATTCCGCACCTCCTCGGGTACAGGCCTCACCCTCCCCACCAACGAGTGGGTCTTCCTAATCGCAGATGGCACCTCCGTCGTCTCCACACTCCCCACCTCCCTTACCAACTATGCCCGGCTGGCAGCCGCCAACACCTTCACCAACGCCAACACCTTCACCTCGGCAGTGACCCTCCAAGGCCCCGTCTCGATTACGGGAGCTACTGTAATCACTTCCGCAACCGACATCCGCGCTAATCTAAGCGTTACTGGCACCACAAATTTGGCGGGAAATGTGGTAGTCTCCGGAGCCACTACCCTCGCCTCCGTTGTCGATATCAAGGGAGCCACCTCGTTGGCATCCACTCTGGTTGTTGGGGGTGCCACCGATATCCGGGCTAACCTCAGTGTTACCGGATCCACCAACCTCGCGGGCAACGTCCTCATTTCCGGAAACGTCAGTGTTTCTGGCAGCTTTGCGGTTTCCGGGGCCAGCACCTTTAATTCCGTTGTGAACATCCGAAGCAATGCTTCGATTACCGGAAATTTTTTGGTGTCCGGGGAAACCACGTTGGCGTCGGCAGTCACCATCAAGGGTCCAACATCCCTGGCTTCCACCCTCGTTGTCAATGGCACCGCAACCTTCAATGGCGTAGTTTCCATCACTGGCACCCTCTACCCCAAATTTATCATTGGTGGTTCCGCAGCCTTCACAGATAATTTGGATGTTGGCGGTAGGTTGGATATCCACAACAATGTGTCGATTGCCGGTGCCCTAGCAGTCAACTCCAACTTTACTGTCTCTGGTGCGGCCTTCCTCGCTTCAGCAGTAACCATCAGTGGACCAACATCCATTGCCAACACGCTTCGCGTCCAGTCCACCGCAACCTTTGACAGCAATGTTTCCGTCTCCGGATCGCTGGGTGTTTTCGGCGCAGCCACCTTCTCTTCCGCCGTCTCCATCAACACCTTGACGGTAAGTAACAACGTCACCCTCAACGGCAATGTCTCCGTTTCCGGCACTTTTACGGCGAAGAGTGCGACTTCCATTGCATCTACTCTTGTGGTGAATGGCGCAACCACCTTTAATTCTAACGTCTCGATGAATGCCGGGGTGAGTGTCTCTGGGACTTTTGTAGTCAATGGATCGTCAACCTTCCGTAGTCCCGTAAGTGTCTCAGGTTCCCTCGTATTAAATGGAAACCTGGGGAGAACCATTCTCTCGGATATCTCGCTTGAACTTGGAATAAACCAAACGTCTGGGCAATCTGAAATTCTTTTCTACACCAGCGGCACTGCCTACGATGCTAACATTTCCCGGTTTCCTGCGTATTTTGAAATCCGAGACATTGCAGTCATAAATATTGAAGCTCCAAGTATAAATATAAATTCTCGTTTGGCTGTAACTAGCGTAGTTCAGGTTGGGACTGGGACTCCTGTTGGCGGCAGCGATCAACTACTTATATTCAACGGAGTGGCACCCGTTTCCTCGGTGGCTAATGGCATCATTTTGTATGCCCAAGATGTTGCTGCTAGCAGCGAATTAAAAGTGCGGGACGAAGCCGGTAACATTACCACCCTATCCCCTCACAACTTCTCTCTTTGCGGCGGACCTTCTGAAGAGATGGCTTGGTCGTACTACTCGGAAAAAGACGGCAAGGCCATAAACATCGATATGATGAAGTTGGCCCGACTTCTTGAAAAACTTACCGGGGAAAAGCTCGTCTACATCGGGGATGTGCCATGAAAGACGAAGCTATCAAGCAAGGTGTCGATGCCGTATCCATCATTACTGTAGTGGGTACTCTGGCTGGAATCCTGCCCGCAATTGCCGCCCTCTTCACCATCATCTGGACTGGCATCCGCATCTACGAATCCAAAACCATCCAGGATATGCTGAGGAAGTCGGATGATTGAATCTCCGCGCCTAACTCTCGTCAGCCAGAAGCCGGGCATCAACAAGGAGTTGACCCGCTACGCTGGTGAGGGTGGCTGGTACGACGCCGACAAAGTCCGATTCCGATTCGGCCAGCCCGAAAAGATTGGCGGCTGGCAAAACATCAACGGTGTCAACGACCCCAAAATTCTTCCCGGTGTGGGTCGCAGCATCTTCACTTGGACTACTCAGGCTGGCTACGTCTACCTCGCGGCAGCCACCAACTCCCACCTCTTCATCTGGTTTGGTGGTGTCTACCACGACATCACCCCCGTCGATACTTCCGTATCCGTGGCCAATGCGATTTCCACCTCCGCTGGATCCACCACCATCACCGTGAGTGTCTCCTCCCACGGTCAAGCCACAGGCAACTACTTCTACTTCACCTCCGTGGCCACAACCGTAGGTGGCAACATCTACCCTGTATCCGCGCCTTTGGGAGGATACCCCATCACCGTCATCGATGGCAACACCTTCACCATCAACACGGGGGTCACGGCAGCCGCCACTTCCGCAACCTCTGGTGGTGTCGCCACTGGCTTCTTCCTGATTGCCCCCGGTCCCGCCAGCAACCAATTGAATACGGGTTGGGGTGCTGGCGTGTGGGATGGCGTCCAAGGGTGGAACTCCACCTTCACAGCCCTGGCCCCTCTCCGCTACTGGAGTCTTGACAACTGGGGTGAGGATCTCGTAGCTTCGCCTCGCGAGGGTCTAATCTACTATTGGGATAGCAGCGGCGGTCTCAACACCCGCGCCACCACAGTCTCCACGACTCCCAGCCAAAATACGCAGATTCTGGTTTCCCCCGAGGACAGACACCTTATCTGTTTCGGTTGCCCCGATGCCATCACCTCGGTTGTCAACCCCCTCTACATCCGCTGGTGCAACCAGGAAGACATCACGGATTGGAATGCTTCCGCAACCAACACTGCCGGGGACAAGGTGTTGTCGGGCGCATCCCGCATCATTGCGGCGCGGCGTGGTCGCGGCCAGATCCTCATCTGGACTGACGAAAACCTCTACAGCATGCAGCAAGTTGGCCCTCCCTATACCTTCGGCTTTCAGTTGATTGGCACCAACTGCGGCACCCTCGGCCAAAATGCCATGGTGGAGGTCGCCGGAAAAACCTTCTGGATGGCCGACGAAAGATTCATGATGTATGACGGTGCTGCCGCCCGCCCCATGCGCTGCGACGTGCTGCGGTATGTCTTCGATTCCCTGGATAGATCCCAACTTGACAAGATCTATTGTGGCAGCAACACATCCTACAACGAGGTAATCTGGTTCTACCCCACCACCACGGGTGAGGTGGATTCCTATGTCATCTACGACTACCTTCAGGATGTTTGGAGCGTGGGTACCATGGTGAGGACGGCATGGCTGGACCAGGGTATCAACTCCTACCCCATCGCCATTGGCTATGAGTCCTCTGCCACAAAACTCTACTACCACGAATTCGGCAACAATGCCGATGGGGCAGCCTTGCCCGCCTACATCGAGTCCAACCTTTTCGACTTGGATGCGGGCCAGGAGTTGATGTTTGTGGATCGCATCATCCCTGACTTTTCGGATCGGGATGGCAGCATGATGCCGGGAAACCTGGACATCACAGTCAACAGCCTGAAGTATCCCAACACGCCAGTCCCCGTCACCAAGGGACCCTACGCAGTGTCGGCCACCACCCAAAAAATCGATTTGCGGTTGAGGGGGCGCCATGCATTCTATCGCATTGAGAGTAGTGATGTCAATGCCTCATGGCGGCTGGGCGCGATTCGCTTCCGCCTCGGGAAGGATGGTGAAAGGTGAAACCCCTCCTTCCGCTTCCACCGTCTTCCCTTCCCCTGGATGCCCAGGTGGCTTGGGGTGAGATGACCCGCCTCCTCAACATCTACCACACCCAGGTGGTGACGGGGCCAGCAGTGACGGGCTACGCAGTTTCTGGTACAGTACCCACGTCGGCAACCATCGATCTTGGTAGCATCACGTTGTCTGCTGTGGCATTCACCGTAGTGAAGTTGTTGACGGATCTGCAATCCAAGGGACTGGTAAAGGTGGACAAGACATGAAGGGATTTGAATCCGTCATCCAAGGCTACGCTGAAGGCGGCAGCGTTTCGTCCAATCCCTTTGAAGCCTACTCTAGGGGTAGTCTTGCGAATCCGTTTGCGGGTTTGATGAATCTGCCAGCCAGACCCCAGTATACCCCACGCGCAACCACCCCCACCACTACTTCCCCGCTTCGTGGGTACATGGACATCTACGGCAACCTTGCTGCCATCCGGGAAGAACAGGCGAGGCGCAGGGCTGCTGCTGCCCCGGCACCTCAAGAGGATCAACCCTCCCAGGGATCGGAACCTACCCCCGGTCCAGCACCTACGCCAGATCCCGATCTCACCCTGCGTGATATTGAAACTACGGTACCAGTAGATCCCGACTTTTCTGACATCACCTCCCCCGACGCAGGAAGAGCGGAAGAAGCCTCAATCCCCACCACGCCTACCGCCCCCGGTCCAGTGGAATTGGGTCTTCCCGGCTTCGATGAGTCACAGCCTGTA